ATTACTTAGTTCTACAAGAGTAGTAGCAACGTTCTTAGGATTACGTACTTTAGATTCTACTGATAGTCCACACGGAGAAATATTATCATGATATTTGCGAGGGTCATCAACAAAGCAGCCTTTTTCAATAAGGAACCGTTCTGGCGGTTTACCAACAGTAACCATATCGTACACATTTTCCCAAGTACGTGATTTGTTTGGATCATGAATACTGTTTGCTTCTAGAACAATTGCTTTCTCTAATTCATCTAAATCTAAATCAGTCACTTTAAATTTTATATTCATTTGAAATATGTCCCATCTATATTATGAGTACCGCTATTTTGTACTGCCCATAAAAAACAATTCAGTTTACTGTATCTGCTATGCCAAGCAAGCTCTCGTCGATTCCAGCCATGTTCAATGCCTTGTTTCCGCAATTGGTGATACCAAAGAATAAAGTTTCTGTACCGAGCCTTCATCACACATTCCTATAAGCATATTCTAATGCTCTGTCTGCTTCTACATTAAGTGGTCTATTCTCATACCAGTTACCATTCTCTGCATCAAACTGTTTACAGAGCTCTGCAATCTGGTCAGAGCTAATAGGATATTCTTTCTCTATTGCTCTAGCTGATATAGCAACCATCATTGAATACATTTTAGAGTACCAGCCAGTCTCTGATATAGAGACGTATTCACGTGCAAGATTCTTTGGCCAGAATGGACAGTCATGATATCCACTCCAATGGATATCTGTATTCTGCATCATAGTCTTACGATGTGCAACTACTTGTTCGGCAAGCTCAGGAGGTAATCGATCGAGAAACGTATTACCACTCTTAGCCCTATTTACATAAGGGTGACGGGAAAGAAGATCGTCAATATCGATACTATTGCCATCACCAGTAAAAATAAAGTTGTCAGCATTATCATACGTCGCTGGGATGTAATACATGCGTGATAAGTCTTTAGTCTGCGAATCTCCAATATCTCCAAGCTCTTGATTAAGGGCATACCAGAAGTGTGCAATTCTTTCTGCTTCAAGCGTTCCTCCAAGGTCAAACACAAGTCTAAACTTCGGTCGGCCAGGAAGAGAACTCGCAGTGCTATAACATATGAAACGCCAGCCAGGAACAAGATTACGTACCCAAGCATCTATGTCACCATCAATTTGAATATCATCAACATCAACAGCACACCAGCCTGCCCAAGCAGTAACGTTTTTATTGGCCCTAGTAGTACCAGTCTTATATAAAGCTGGTGATATAAGTTGCGCATCTTTCTTTCCTTTCTTAGGTTGTTGGGAAAGTCCATACAACAAACCTGCTAATTCGTTAAAATCAGCAAGCTCCATGTATTTATGCGTCTTATTATCGAACTGACTTTTAAAGAGCGTTAGAGAGATCGCCATGGTTGCCCTCATGTGTTGGTGCTGTCCAGCCTTCTGGCTTAAGTAAATCTGGTAATCCAAATGGGTTTGGACGACCAGGTTTTACACCAGGTTGCTTAGCAACATTCGCTTCATAGACTGCGTTCCATGCTTTTTTTGCATCTACGCCAAATACGTCAAGTGTACCGATAGCAAACACGCAAAGATCAATAAGGCCATCTACGACCTCTTCTGGATCACAAGCCATTGCAGCCTCGCATGTTTCATCTAACTCTTCACGACACATATCAAGACGAAACTGTAGGTATGAGGCCATAAGGTCTCTATTGTCTTTGTTAGCTTCAAACCATTCATGTACACCAAATTTGTCGTGCATGTGGTATATATCATTAACCCAATTGTTAGGGAATGTGTGACGCATATCATTAATCCAATCTTGTTTTCGTTTCATCTTACTTCCTGTATTACTTTATTGCTACTATTATACCATACTTCAAATAATATGTAAACACTCTTATCCAAATAAATCATCCATAGTCATTTGTGCTTCAGATGTCCAGCCGATCGCTTCTAGTATAGGATCAAGCGGTTCAAGAAAAGTCTTATTGAATTGCTTGTCATAATCAAAATACTTATGAAGGTCCAGCTCTGGAGGCAAGTAATCTGGAAAAGCGACTACATTCTCTTTTATAGGATTAGGCAGCTTAAGATAAGCGAACTTAATCTTCTCGCCGTCTTTTATAAGCTCGTACTTGTTAGCTAGGTTCTTATTTTTTACATAGTGATTGTATAGCAAAGAAGCCCGTACGTGAATTGGCGTACCTTTGCTGTAGATCATACGACGATCTGACCACTTACTGATATCACTTACTCCGCGTGGAAATGCGGCAATCTGTGGTTCTAATGATTTGAATTCACGCTTGAAGTCTGCAATGAATTGTTGTGTACCTTCTTTGTCACCAGCTATCATAAGCTTAAATGCTTCTTTGAACTTACCCCGAACCACTTCAGGTGTACTAGACTTAACAGCTTCAATACCCATAATCTTCATCTTTGGCTCAGCATACTGTACACCTTCAGAGTTATGTACATTAAGGATATACCGCTTCTTTGCCTGCCAAATGCCACGATCAGCAATCACTTCTCGTTCCATAGTCATACGATTCTGATATGCATTCATGTGGTCAAACAATTCAGACATTGCTGTCTCAAACATTTTATGAAAGTGGTCGTCACAAATATCAGATAAAAACTTAGTAGGATCTTTTGGTTGAAACTTGTCTACCATAGCAGAGAAATTAACGTACACCGAATCAGTATCGATAGCAATAACATAGTCTTTATCTGTACCGAGAATCTTGTTTAGTTCACGGTTGACTACACGTTCACACCACTTAATAACGAACTGGCCTGTAAGAGTAATGCCTTCTGCGATACGCAGATCAAAGTAGCGATAGTACTGACTACCAAGTGCACCATATAGACTGTTAAGTAGAATTTTAATTGCCATCTGGCGATTTTCAAGTTGGTTTATTTCTTTCTCAAGTGCTACTGACTTATTCTTTTGATACTCAGCCTGTTTAGCTAACATTTGTTTCTTTACTTCTTTGCGTTCAGCATAGTAGTCTACAATGATTTTAGGCATAACACCTTCACGATCTTTACTGTATGAAGAACCATTAGCTGCTACAGTTACATTGTTATTTGAAGCTTTGTTATTCAGATAATGATCTACACCTGAGGTAAGCATATCCATTGGATCTGTCTTAAGAGTTTCTGGCGACATGTTCCACTGTGCAATAATGTTGGGATACAAAGAGTTAAGGTCAAAACTAACAACCCATTCATGCATACCGATCTGTGGTTCTTTTACATATCCACCTGCAAACTTAACAGCGATTCTTTCACTGCGAGGCTTGTGCGGTATTACAGTCTTTTGACTGTTTAGTTTACGATACACAATTGAATCCCAGATAGCTGTAGTACCAAATGCATCACTATAATTTACACCAGCTTTATATGCGATAGTAAGACAGAGTGTAATAAGATCCATCTTTTCATCTATACGTTCAACTAGCTCTACGTCTTTGATATTATAATCGATGTACAGCTGATGGTTTTCTTTATAGAGGTTACGAAGATTGCCGTACTCCTCGTACGAAAGCTTACGTTCTCCAAGAACTACATAACCGATATGATCCAGCTTATAAGATTCTTGTGCACCGTAGCTATAACCAAACTTTTGGAAAAGATCGTAGTAGTCTAGCTGAGCTACGCCTTTGATCTCGTACATATCCATGTTCTTGTTTTTAAAGCGTACTGCACGCTGTTCTATCATACCCCATGGTGATAAAGCTCTAGCAGCTTTTTCGTCACCAAGTTTAGCAATGCGATTAATAATGTAAGGCATGTCAAAGAAGCGGACGTTCCAGCCAGTAATAGCATCTGGATAGTCTTTCTTCCAAAATGTAAGGAACTTAACTATTAGTTCTACTTCAGTCTCGCATTTATGATATTGGATCTGTAGATGCTGCAGTGGTGATTTATCATAATCCCATTCACCCATAGCAAATACATGATACACACTGCTGCGCGATGTTTTTATTGTAATTGCTGTGATAGGATGTGCAGCTTCATCTGGCGTGGGAAAGCCGTCTTCTGAATGGACTTCGATATCAAGATTAGCTACGTTAATGTGGCTACGATTGAACTTGATTTCGTGAGGAAATTTATCAGTAATGAACTGGTGAATATAATTAGTATTACCCCAGAACTTAAAGCCTGCTACGCCTTCGTACTGCTGTACAAAGTCACGCGCGTCACCCATACTGTCGAAGTTCACGGGTGCTACTGATTCACCCTGCATAGTAACCCAATCTGTAGGCGTTTGCAGATCTTTATTCTTAATATATAAAGTTGGGCTAAATTTGTATTTGTGCTGAACAGATGCACCATTGTCTAAGTAGCCACGGTAAAGTATACTGTTGCCGTAGCGGGATACGTTTGTGTAAAAAGTCATATTGCCTCCATAATCAAGTATTATTATACCACATTGAGAAGCTAATGTATACCTTTATTTTGGCACCCTGTCATAATGATATTTTCTCATTATGTTATGATTCTCTACAATTTCCATTAAATGGCTTTGAGCCTCCATTGCAGTTAAAAATTCATATCCATCATTAACGTGGTTAATAATATCCCAGAACATTCCTTTATCGAGGTTACGATCCATGGTATAGTCAGCCACTGCGGCCATAATATAATCGAATTCACTTATGTTTAACTTATCTTCAGACATACAAAAAACTCCCATGTTAATATGGCTCATGGGTATATATTGTATTAATAAATTAAGCTACTCGTACGGCTTCTATTTCTTTTGGCAATGTCGGAAACACAAAGTCTGGCTCGTCATGTTTTTCTCTGCGAGGACGATCTTCGTCTTTTATGCCTACGCCCATAAGAAGCATTACTTCATCTTCAATACCTAATACTTCCTTGACACCGTCTCCATCAAAGCATGTACAACAACCAGTTGAATAGCCCATAAGTGAAGAAGAAAGGTTCAAATATCCAGCAGCGATACCAACTGACAGTTGTCTTTGTTTTCTCTGTTCATCTGTTTCTTGACCAGCTTCTTGAGCCTCAACAGCATTAAATTCTCTAGTTACCTTATCTCTCATTACTTGACTATCAGAAACAAAAGCGACAAGTACGTTTGCAAGTACCTGAGAATTCTTTTTACTAATAGGAGGCGTTCTGCCTCTACCAAATCCACTTGTGTGGTCGTAAATTTTTTCGATCTTTTCTCGATCGGTAATAATGTATGGTTTATAGTAAGCATAATTTTGCTTTGAAGGACACTGTGTAATAGCAGTCTCCATCACTTTGATATCCTTTTCAGGAATTTGTTGAGTAAGATCCCAATTTCTTTGACAATGCTGGCTCTTATGAACCGCTTTTTCGATCATGTTATGGAACATTAGGTGTTGTCCTTCCGTGGCTTTATAAGCCTATTTATATAAAAAATACCTTAGTATACTATTTATCCAGAAATATATACGCCTGTTGGTCTGTACCACCGTTTTTGATGCCAGATCTTAGCTTTAAGATCTTCTATAGATTGAACCTCAAATCCAACTGTCCCTGCGCGTTGGTGCTGTAGTAAACTAAGTGCCTCTTCAATTAATTCAATGTCGCTTACGTCTAATTCAAACTTCGTATTTGGACTGACCATTGCTCATTAAAAGTGTTTTGATAGCATATCAATACGATCTTCAGCAGCAGCCATTTTATCCAGTTCTTCTTGGATAGCTTCTACAATATCGCTGTGCTCGCCAATACCAACACTTTGATTCATATAAACCATAATGTTTGTTTTTGCCCGCTCAAGATCGCCTTCAGCATGCATACGACATGCCTTAATCAATTGTTCTTTCATATCTGTTTCCTTTGGTGTCCAAGATGTCTGTGACCATTTAGCCATTTTTAAATCCTATTACTAGTTAAAAACCTTTTTATAATCAAATGAAAGTCTATAAAGTAATCTTTCTCCTTTTACTGCATTACGTTTATGTATACTATGAAACTGATCCATAAACACGAAATCGCCAGGTTGCCAATCATCATGATGATAGATGTACTTCTCTTGAAATACATGATTCATAAGATAGTCTTTAAGCCATTTAGCATCAACAGGCGTATTGCTTTTACGCCACATATCTCTGATATAATGAAATGTAAAATAAAGGCCCTTTTCACCTGTCCAAGGATGAGTGTACACTAAACTTTTATTCACGCCATCCGCAAAACTAGGATGTTGTTCAAACATTACAAGCTCTTTATCGTCTTTCTCTAATTCATAGAATGTATTGTTTTCAAATTTAAACAAACACTCAACATCATCTACAATTTCACGGATATCGTCAGGTAATTCGTTATAAGCTCGTCTGGTGTCACAGAAGCTAGTAATGCTATCAGTTCCCGGTTTAATGCAGTAAAGTGCTACACATGCTTCCTTGCCACTTGGTCTTCCGTTTCCATTAGAATGCCAATCTAGTTCTTTGTCGGCAAACAATCCAGTCTTCTCACCGTCTTCATCTCTTTCGTTGGTGACCCTAAATAAACCAGGTACTTTATCGTGCATGAAAAATTGTTTAGGTTTTAAACATCGACCAAAGGTTTCGCAAACTTCTAATACCTTTTCATCAGAAAGATTCTGATTCCTTACAAGAATTACATTGTCTTGGGGGATACGTTTACCAAACTCTTTGATCTCTTCTCTAGACATAGTATTAAAGTCAAGCGCATACTCTACGCCCACACCGGGTAAATCACGAACTTTTTTCATTATATATTATATCCTATATATTATTCTTTGATTAGTAAGGGCACAAAATAAAATGCCCTTACTTTAATAGTTACTTATTATCTCTTAACTCTGCAGCGTGCTCATAGAGTCGCTGAGATTCTCTGTAAAGTCCTCGGCGAGCTAATTCTGCTGCCGCTCTTGAGTATCCTACGATCTCAAAAGTATGGATACATTTAGCCCAGAAACTTGACAAAGGATTAAAGGCGAAATTCATAACTGCTGTTGCCATTATACTGAACCTTCCAGATTAGGATTAGTTTCAGCTTTAATAGTTTTGTCATAACGTCTGTGGTCTGATTGACCTGACGCTACAGCGTAAATATCACCTCGACCAATGCCGATGTCGCTTAGTTCATGGTCTTTTAGCTTATGTAGCTCTATGACCGTTCGTCTAATGTTTCGTGCCCTGATGTAACTTGCACCAAGACCTTTTACTAAGTTAAATGTTCCTACAAAGAATGAGCCAATAAAGGATAATACTACCTCAATTGGACTCGTTAAGTAGCTGCTTACTGCTAGAATGTGTGTTGTCATTTTGATTCCTCGTTTGACCAATATTGATTTTACGAGGACGCATTTCTTCTGGAATAACATACTGCAATTCAATTGCCAGGATGCCATCCTGAATATCTGCTCCGTTTACGTTTACGTGTTCGGACAGCCTAAAGGTTCGCTTAAATTTCTTTGTCGAAATGCCACGATGGATAAACTCTCTGCCTTTAGATTTATGTTCACCCGTTACAGTCAGTGTTCGGTCTTTGACCTCTACATTAATTTCATCTT